GGGGGGACGCAAGCTCCGGGGTCCTCCCCTCCCTTCGGGGGGTCCCCTCACCTCCGCGTGCATTTAAAATAATCTGATAAATAGGTGGTCGACCCCGGTCTTTGGTGGTTATATCCCCCTCTCGATATGGAAAAACAGAATGGGCAAGATCTTTGGGACGCCATATGTACTTCTGCGGACAGTTCAACCTTGACGACTGGGACGGAGATGCAGGATACATCGTTATCGACGACTTCGACGTCAAATACTTTCCCCAGTGGAAGTCCTTTCTGGGATGCCAGCGATCCTTTGTTCTTACCGACAAGTATCGAAAGAAGCGAACTGTGGAATGGGGAAGACCCTGCATCTGGCTATGTAACCCTGAGTACGATCCTAGAGGAGAGCTACTTCGAAGCAGACAGTGGTTAGATGTTAACTGTGACTTTGTGCACCTCAACAGTCCTTTATTCAATTAAAGTTCCTTGAAGTATGTTATGATATCAAATGTCCCGACTATGTCTTGAGCAGCCAAAATGTTATTCGCATTAGTGTTGCTAAACACCTGCATAACCCAATAGTAATTCCATCCTTTGAATGTACGAATCTGATCCGTTTCTCCTTCGTCAAAATCACTCTGTTTCTTCCAACGACGGTTAATAGGAACATATACGTCTACATCCTTGAACGGTAACGTTTTGTCGGGAGACATCCAATACTCACGCGCAGCAATAACAGTAACGTAATCGTTATCAACAATGTCGATACCAGACGCATTACCAACATAACGAGCAGAAGGTTGACCAGTAATCTCAGCAGGAGTGGACTCGAATATCGCAATATTCGCTTCTCCATCTTCGGCTACCTGGGTCGGGTTAGTAAGAGCAGTAGTAGTGTTACCGTAAGTAGTAAAGCCAGCCGGTAGGTCAGCGAACTGGCGGGTCTTGAGCAACATAATTCGAACTTTGAGGGTATTTGTAGTCTGGTCGAGAGCAATACGACCACGCATCCATAGGCCTTTGAGCCATATTTCATTGCCGGCCATTTGATTACCATCACTTCCAGTCGTAAGTGTGGACAAGGGGTCAGCAATATAGAGAACACGAGTTGTACCATCACCGCATGTGAATGTCGCCTGAGAGACGCTGTCCAAGATGCGCTGTCCCTCCTTCATTGACAGAATGACTGATTTGACTCGGCTTTTGAAGCCCTTGCTTCGTCGCATACGTCTTGCCATCTTGAATCGTTTTTGTCGTTGTCTTCTTGAGCCACGAGCTGGGCGCCGACTTGAAAAGACTTGTCTTACCGATTGGGGAACTAACTGGTCGCCTGAAAACAGGTCTGCTGCGCCTTCGATTAATCCTGCTACCTCTGGTTGGCCGGCTGCTATAAGGCCGTCCTCGATTTCGTCCAATCGACGCCGTTTTGATGCAGAAGATTCGCTAGGAAAGGAAATGCCGCGGCGTCCTTTCCCAAAATATCCAAGAGTTGTCATTGTTGGGGTGCCCCAAATGTTGGGCTCTTTTATACTATAAAGGTCCCGCTTTCCGCTTTGCGGGTTGGGTAATATTATCCAACCCGCCGATGCCCAGTTTCCGCTTCAATGCCAAACGAGCTTTTCTCACGTATCCAAGAACTGGCGACCTCTCCGCGGAGCGCTTACTCACCTTCCTCAGGGACGACAGAGGTGCTGCCTGGTATTGTGTTGCACTGGAACAGCATGAGGACGGGGGAAACCATCTTCACGCTTACGCTGAATGGACCGGACGACTCGACGTCAGAGACGAGCGACATTTTGACCTGGATGGATGTCACCCTAACATTCAATCCGTTCGAAACCGTACCAGTGTTCTTAAATACGTACAGAAGGGCGGAGATTATATCGGGAATTGCGAGGCATCGGCATCTACTACTACCAGATACGGCGAGCTTATTGAGCGTGCCACAGGGGCTACAGATTTTCTGGGACTCGTTGTTCAACACCATCCTAGAGACGCTGTACTTCATCTCGAGCGAGTGCAACAATTCGCTGACTGGAAATGGGCAGCAGACCGCACTGAATACGTTCCATCGTACACGACGTTCGCTGAACCACCAGGACTTTCAGACTGGAAGACTCTAAACCTAGGAGAAGTAAGTAAGTATTTCTTTACGCGGCACCCCCCCTACCCCCCAAGGGGGGACGCAAGCTCCGGGGTCCTCCCCTCCCTTCGGGGGGTCCCCTCACCTCCGCGTGCATTTAAAATAATCTGATAAATAGGTGGTCGACCCCGGTCTTTGGTGGTTATATCCCCCT